TCGTTTTCTTCGCGCCGTGGATGAACAAGCAGACGAGGGTGGCGAAGAAGATCCACATCGCTGCGATGGCGAGGTAGCCGGTCATTTGGTGAGCCTTTGCGGGAGTTACGCGCAGCGCACTGCCGCGCATCGTTCGAATCGTTGTTGGCGGTGGTCAAGCTCGGAGCAGATCGCCAGATAGGCGCCTGCGACCAATAGCGTGATTGCCCAGATCTGCCAGAGCTTCACGAGAACACCCCAGCTTTGACGGCGACGCACAGGTACCAAAAGCATCCGATCCCCGCGCCGGTCAGCGCGGCGACAAGTGCCACGCCTTTGTGAACCCGATCGCACGAAGCGAGCAGGGCGTTATCGCACTCGATACGATTGATCACGATGCGCTCCCGAGTCGTTCGATTGCTGCCTCGACGGCGCCGCGGCGCACGCGCAGGAGCGCCGTGCAATCCGCGCCGATCAGGTCGCTGGCGACACGAGCGAGAGCGTCCGCAACGGCGCTCAGGTGCTCAATCGTCGGTTGATTCGTCTTGACCAGTGCGTTCGCGCTTTCCAGAAGCGCGCGTTTGTTGGCGATCTCGCTCATGTCGACCTCAGGCTGCTCGGCGGTTCAGTTCGGCGATCATCTGCTCGACCTCGGCATTGAATTGCAGGAGACCGGGCAGGAGGATCTGATTGATGAATTCTTCGTCGCGCTCGATGCGCTGATAGAAGAGGCGGAACCGTTCGTTCTGCCGCGGGTCGTAGCTGATGAAGACCGCATACTTGCGGCCCGTCACGAGCAAATTTCCAAGCACCTGAGCGCGGTGATCCGGCGACATGCCGTTGAGCCATGTCTCGATGTGCACCTGCTCGTCATGCGGGCACTTGATTTCGATGATTCCGTCTTCGCCTATCAGGCCATCGCAAGATCCGCCGATGAAGGGGTAGTCCGGATGCGTCACGAAGCCCGTCTCGGTCACGACGTCGCCGGAGTCGAGCTCGTATGCCTCGCGAGCGAACTGTTCGACGTCGGTTCCCCACTTCAGCGATAGCGCGCCGACCGAGTGCTTCGGCGTGCCGCTCAGGCGTTCGAACACGATCTCGCGCATGTAGCGGTCGCGCGATGCGGTCGGCTTCCCGGCCTTGGTCACGCTCACGACGTCGATGAAACGGGAAGCGGTGATCTTCCCTGCGCGCTGCTGGAACCATTCATCGGTCCGCTGTTCGATTTGCTCACTCATCATCTGCTCCAGGTTCACGGCTGGTTTGCATCGGCTCTACTGGCGTCGCGTTTGCGAGGTTTCCGATGCGGTTGCGCTCTTCGAGGCCGATCGCGGCGCGGTCCTCGCGCGGCAGCTTCGACCACTCTTCCTTAAACGGCTCGAAGCCAAACTGTTTTGCGACCGCCTCGAGCTGCTTGATGATCTTCTCGTGGTGTTCGGTGCGTTCCGGGCGCGACGACTGCGCGGCGTTCTGTGCGATCTGCGTAGGTGACGGCTTTCCGCGCGGCGTGATGTCCTTCTCTTCCATGTAGTCGCCGACTTCCTCGGCGATCGGCATGCCCTTCAACACGTCAGGAAAGACGTCGCGCAGCGCAAACGCACGCGCGCGCATCTGCTTCATGCGGTTCGGGTATTGCGCCCATGGCCCTTGCTTGCCGATCAGGCCGGCTTGCTTGGCATCAGCCTCGCCGAACGTCCGGATCTGCTCTTCCTCGCCGCGTCGTTTCACGCGGCAGGTCGCGGTTCCGTTCTCGAACGTCTCGTAGACGTATTCACAGAGCGGCGACGCACGGACCAGCGCGAGCACGGCATCGCCCCAGAGCGACGGGCGGCCGTTGATGACGGCGATGTTCTGCATCGCCTGCATCGGCTTCAGGCCGAGTTCCATACCCCACTGGATGGCGACGAGGATGTTTCCGGGCTTGCCGATGAAGTCCTTCGGCACGATGCTGGAGTCGGCGAGGTAATCGGCGAACTTCAGCGCTTCATCGAGCGACTTGGGCGACAGGTCGAAAGACTGTGCCGGGATCAGGTCAGACATGATTTCTCCTTGCCCCAGACTTTGTGGGGCGTCGTGGATTTACGCAGATTGAGCCAACTGCTCTTGGACGAAGGCTTCGAATGACCCGAAGTTGATGGCCTTCAGCCAGACGATGACGTTCGCTTCGGGGACGCTGTAGTGCGCGGACAGGACGTCGATAATGTCCTCATCGCCCGGACCGTCGATCAGGAACTGCGCGCGTTCGCGGCGCTTCTGCTCGGCGATCTTGGCGTCTTGCTCGGCGCGGATTCGATCAGCTTCGGCGCGTGCCGCGGCTTCTGCCTCTTCGCGCTTGCGGCGCTCTTCTGCCTCAATCGCTGCCTGGCGTTCGCGCTCGATGCGCTCCTGTTCGGCTTTGGCCGCCGCGATCTCTGCCTGCTGCCGCGCAATCTCGTCGCGCTGCGCCTGCATCTCGGCTTCGTGTGCCTCGCGCTCGGCGCGGAGCTTCGCTTCTGCCGCTTCGCGTTCTGCGCGGAGCGCTTCGTCAGCACGGCGCTGCGCTTCGCGTCGATCGGCTTCCTCCTGCTCGCGGATCTCGCGTGCTCGGCGCTCCTCTTCGGCGCGGGCGATTGCAGCCTTGCGCTCGCGCTCTTCCTGCTCGGCGCGCAGTCGGGCGAGTTCAGCGCGTTCGTCTTCAAGACGCTTGGCTTCAGCCTCCTTCGCGACCGCGTCGGCGTGCCGCTCACGCAGCCACTTGACCGTCTGGTATTGCTTAGCCTGCGCCTCGCCGGTGAACTCAGCGAACTCGTCGATGGAGATCTCCATCTTGTCGAGGCTGTCGGCGTGCGCGGCGATTTCTGCGGCCGACTTCGACGCCACCGTGACCGCATTCAGCATGAAGGCTTCGATCTTCGCCTTGATCTCCGCGACGCGATTGGCCTCTGCTTCTGCCTTCTCGCGCTTCTCAGCCTCGCGCGCTTCGTCCCATTCGTCTCTCAGAGCCTGCAAACGAACTTCCTCGGCCGTAGTGATGGACGTCAGTCGCTCTGCCTCGGCAATCACTGCCTTCGAGAACTGGTTCGCATCCTCGCGAGCGTCCTTCGCTGCCTTCTGAATCGCGACGCGCGTGTTCTTCAGTTCCATATAGGCCGAATGAACCTGATCGCGTGCCGGCGCGTTTTTGATCTCGACCAGATCGGCGTATTTCGTCGACAGCGCGATCATGTTCCGTTCGTGCTCGGCTGCGCCCAGCGCGACAGCCGCGCGCTGAATCACTGTCAGTTGATTCGCTTCCATCTTGTTCTCCAGCCCCAGACTGAGCAGGGCGTTAGGTTTTAGTAGTACTAATCGCAATACACTGAAAAATAAGCACTCTTTGAATGCTCATCAGTCAATGCACTGTCGCTCGCTACTGCAAATTCAGAGTGCGTTCGACTCGGTGATCGCGATGTCGATGCTGTCGCCGAGAAGGGCGGCTTTGATCATTCCTCGCAGCTCGGCTCCGAGTTTCGTTTCGTCTGAGAAGACCTTGTATTTCAGCAGCGCGACTTCAGTTCGAAGCGTCGTGATTCGCTCGAGCGCGATGATGAAATCCTCATCGCTCAGGTTCGAGATCCGTTTCTGGTAGATCTCGTCGGACCGCTTGTTGACGTACTCGCCGCGGTTCAGGCTTTCGGCCTCGTCGCGGTCCAGTGCTGCAAGCTCCTTGTCGATCGCGAACTCGCCGGCCCGCGTGGCAAGAAAAGGGGTTACTGCTCCCATATCAACCTCCTTCCCGTTGGTCTCGCACGCCCGGTGCGATGATGTTGAGCGCGATCTCGCGCAGCAGGTGTTCGGTTAGGGCGCCAGCGCCGCCTTCGGCGAGTCGGCGCAGCTCGATCAAGTCTTGCGCTGCCTGTGACATGTAGGTCTCCGTGTTTTAGCGGTGCGCGCTCGATGAACGCACACTGGTAAAACAGTTCAATTCACGCGGCGTTCTATAGCTGAATCTGTCAGCCAGGCGCCGCGTGAATAGCCTCGGGTCTTTCATCAGGAGTCGAGGGTTACGTCCTGCGCCTAGCCGCTCCGAAGAGCCATCGGCGTGTTCTATCGTTTCCAGTCGTGTTAAAGAGCGTCGCCACTTGTGGCGTTGCGCTGTTCGTTCAGCGCATGAACGAATATTAGACCGCTAATAGGAACGCGTCAATAGCAAACTAATAATTGATTTTAGCGGCTGCTGAACTTTGTGCTGAGCGCAACAATTCGCCGCGTTTAGCGAATCCAGCGAAACAGAGGGGCGCCAGAAAAATGCACCGGCAGGGCTTCTTTCGAAGCGAAGAATTTACGGATGGATACAAACAAACGTCTAACTTTTGCCTACCGTCGTACGAAAGCGACAAAAAAGCCCGCGCAGGGCGGGCTTGGAAGGGAGGTGTGCTGGTCGCGCTTTCGCGTCCGCGCGATCTTAGATTTGGTTGTTATGTGGATTGGCCCCGCCGCGCTGCTGCCGTGCCAATCAAATGCGTTCGCTCTGCTTGTGGACGATCCGGCCTAGAACGAACGTGTTGTCGTCGCACCGCTTTCGCGGATACCGCCGAGCGTCCAGGTTGTCGGAAGACAGCCACCAGTCACCGGCCTCGCGCACTAGCCGCTTTATTACGAGCTCGCCATCGTAGTTGACGGCGAAGACGTCGCCGTCGGTCGGCTCTTTGTCAGCGGTGTTCACGACAACCGTGTCGCTGTCAGTCAGAGAGGGTTCCATGCTGGCGCCACGGACCTTGATCGCGTACAGCTCGTCCGGGCTGTAACCGCGAGCGTCGAACCACGCCTTCTGGAAGAAAAGGGGCGCTCCGTCACCATCGTCGAGGAAATCGACGGCGAA